GTATTCTTATGGTAGAGTTCTTAAATAGATATGTTTCGATTACAAAAGAAGGCAGCACTTACGGTAGCACTTCCGGTGGAGGAACCGAAGTCTATGGTGAAGTGGATGACGAGTCGTTTTCACACACTTACGACTTGCTAACGCGAATGGATATGAGCAGACAAATTGCTTCAAAATCCGTTACAGGGACTGAGTATTCTGAGGGCGGACTTAACATGGCCGTTCAGGTAGATGATTTTACAGGAAATATCCTTGCGGCATTCTTCCCTAAAACTGTTGTTGCTTCGTCTGTTCATACATTCTCGGAGCCATTAGTAGCGGGCGACACATACAATTCCTATACAATTGAAGTTGGTAGAGAAGAGAAAGAACACATATACACAGGTATGGTTGGAAGCACCCTATCAATGAACGCCAATGTGGGCGAATATGTTATGATGTCTGCTGACTTCGTAGGTAAGGCCGAGAGTGATGTGAATACCCTCCAAACGGCTTCCTTTGACGGAGATGCTTTGGATGCTCTTTACTTCGCCAACGGAAATGTGCTTTTCGATGACGGAAGTAGCGCCGCACCTACCGCTTCTCTTAAGGTCAAGTCATTCTCATTCGATGTAAACCTTAACAGGGACCAAGACAATGCTTATGCTCTTGGTAACTCTACTTACGGTCGCGCACCCCCTTCACAGCGAAGGGAGATTACAGGCTCAATTGAGTTTAACTCAGTCATTTACGCTACTACTACCGACGAGCCTACTTATTCCCTCTTGACTGACCCTGATGGTTTGTCTATAAGTGACGCAGCAGACGACCCTACCATTACCCTTAATCTACAGTCCGAGTTGAATAACGACTCAGAATACATCAAGGTTAATTTCTACAATGTAAGATTTGAGGCCCCAAGCGCAAATGTGAGCGGAAGGGACACAAACACCATGAGTGTTAATTTCGTAGCACTATACGACGCAACAGCAGCCGGTGCTGATAAGGCTATGGATATTACTGTGAAGGGTGGAGCGATTTCAGCCACCGCGCTTTGAGGTGTTTGAAATGGATTCAGTAGAATTGGCTAAGAGTCTTGGGAAAGACATCCCAGCAGAAGCCCTTGAATCTATTGCTGATATGACTACCAAAACACAGGTTCTCAAGTATTGTGGAAGATTCCCTATGGCTGCTAAGGCAGCACCAAAGGCTGCCCCTAAAGCAGCACCCAAGCCTGTTAAGGCTGACGAAGAAGAGTGAAATCTTTATTAAGGCCACATGTTGTGGTTTTAGTTAGAGTGAAGTGATACCATGCCGGTAATGAAGAAAGAGATTGAGTTAGACGACGGAACTAAGATTTGGATAAGACAGGCTTCGGGAATGGAACGCCTTAAGATAACCAACATACAGGGTAGGGCGTTTCGCAAAATGCGACATGCTGGCGACCCTACAGATTGGACCGAAGAACAGAACGAAGAGTTTGCCATCTTAGTAGATGACTTGGGTGGGGGCGTGGATGCTCAGATGGAAACTTGGATTGAGCCTTGCATTCTCGATGAGGACATAGATATTAACCTACTAACCTTTGAGGAACTTAACACGATGCTACAGTTCGTGCGTGGCGATGATGAGGATGGTGCAGTCCCTTTCTTGCCTTCCTGATGGTCGCACCGAGCCTGTGCATGGCCTTCAAAGGGACACTACCTTCAGATTTATGGCTGCGTTATTCTATAGAAGGTGGGCTTCACCTCATGGAATTAGACCTTATCGTAGCAGCAGAAATCAACGATAAAATCTTGGATGCTACAAGCAAAGTTTCAAAATCCGACGCGAAGGGTATGGTTGCGCGTAGAAATCAGCGCAGAGAAGAAAGGAAACTATTATCAAACAACAACGAACTTCTTGACCTATTGAGAGATAGCGAGGTTCCCATAGTGGAATACAAGAGTGGAGAGAGTTTGGATGATAGGGCCTGATATTCTTCTAACTTCTGTTTTCGCCCCGTTTGCTTTATTCGCTTGTGCGGTAGCGTTGGTTGTTCTTCGCGCAAGTGGCTCAAGAGTTTTCTTCGATATAGTGGGAACTTTTCAGGCCACTCAAATGCTTACTGATATGCAAGCCGCAGCAACAGTTCTTGAATCCCTATATATGGATTCTATCATGGCTATACAGGAAAGTGCCGGAGAATTAGCAGAGATATTTACTGGCGCAGTAGATAATGTGATGCCCCTAACGCGAGAAATTGAGAATGCTCGCGTTGAGTTTGAGAAGTTCGTTGATTCATCAGAAGATGCGAAGTTAATTGAGCAACAAATCCAAGATATAGGTCTTGCTTATGGCTTTGCAGCAGATGAGGCTTTCAGGGCTGGTGCGCGTATGGCACAACTTAGCGGTGTTCTTGGGGGAGGCACTACTCCTGTAGGAACAGAACTCGGCATGTTGTTCGGTTTGATAAGTGGTATGGAAACAGAGGCCGCTATGCAGCGCTTGATAAATCTGAATCAACAGACGAAGTTTATGACGAAGAATGTTACAGAGAACATGACTGCTCAAGAAAAAGCCAATCAAATACGCTTAGACTCCACACGGATTCTTGACCAACTTAACACCGTTGAGAACAGGTCTGCGGCCACCATGAAACAGATAACATTCGTGATGAATCAGTTCGCTTCACAGGCTCATCTTACCAATGAAAGTATTGCTGCTATGGCTGCTATGTCGGCTACCTTAATTGAGGCTGGTGAGGAACAAGGTAAGGGTGGTCGCGCTCTCCGTATGATTTACGCTCGTCTTGGTGCAGATACTAACGGCGCAAGAACCGCCATTGAGAATCTTGGTATTGCTGTGATAACTACCGAAGGGGAAATGATACCCTTCAGTAAGATTTTACAGGAGTTAGCCATACATTATCAAACATTGGGGGGCGCTCAAAAACTACAACTCGCACAGTCCATAGCAGGTAATCGACACTACACAAGGCTTATTAAGTTGCTTGAGAATGTAGACAGGGTAAGGGAACTTGAGTTAGAGGCCCTGTTAGCACAGTTCCCAGCAAGGGACGAGTTGCAGCGTAGGCTCAACTCAGAGATATTCGCCTATGAACAGGCAGAGGCAGGTCTAAAGAATTATAGCGCTGCCTTCGGGACCGCATTGTTGCCCCATCTTACCGCCGTTACTAATCAACAAGCACTATTCTACAAAACATTGTCCTCTATTGCCGAAGGCCCTCTTGGATTTTTCATAGGCCGATTTATAATGGTCACAAAACTGATGCAAAACTTCATTGGTCCCACCTTTGCGGCTGTGATTGCTATAAAAAATCTCAGTATAGCAATGCAAACACAGCAACTCGTAGCGCGGGCGCTAAGTGGGGAGGTTTTAGCCATGAGGGGTGGTATGGGCGCGGTGAGCCAAGCAGGACTTCAATTCACTCTACAGGAAAATCAATTAACGACAAGCATATTTGGTAATACAGTCGCCGTAAAACAAAACAATATGGCCTTAACTGAAGAGGAAAAAGCGTTACAGAAAAATATCGCATACCAAACATTGATGATGAATAATAAAGAACTTACTATGAACCAACGGGCAGGTCATGCCAGTCGGATAACAATACTCACACAGGTCGAAAGTTCATCACTCACTAAAAACGCACTTGCATTAGATTGGGAAGGACAAGCGCGAATACAGAACTTAACTACTCACAAAGCAATGCAGCAACAGGGGGAGTTATTTTATATACAGAAAAGCACAGAAACGGCGTTAATTTTGGGTAACATTCCTGCATTAGATGAACAAGGGAATGCATTAATGAGGAACTTTGTTAAACAGGTGGCGTTATCACAAGTCGAGGAAAAATCAGTTGCGCAAAAGGCCGGACATAAAGCCCAAATAACAATTCTGATAAAAGAACTTCAAGTGTTGGGTATTACCATAGATGAAGTAGCGATGAAGACGATGGGCGCGGCTACTGCTACCGACATACTCAACAATAAGATGCTACAGCAAAGTATGCGCGCAACGATGTTAGGGATGAAGATAGGTGGGTTAGGAACTGCCTTTATGATGTTTGGCGATTCCGACAAAAGTATGAGAATGGGTATGATTCTCACTACGGCTGCTATGGTTATTCAGATGAGGCAAGTTTATCTCAGCGTAAAGGCCATGATGGAAAAGAGGATGGTGGAGATAGAGGGAACCATAACTACAGAAATAGCAACATGGACCACACTTAAGGCGGCGGCAACAACAAATATCTTTTCTAAGGCTACAAGGAGCGCAGCAGCGAGCCTGTTCTTATTCGATAAGGGCCTATTGATGGTAGCCTCAAGATTCGCCGCCCTTATTGTTGTCCTTCTCGTAGTCGAGAAATTACTTGATGCGTTGGGTGTTTTCAAAATGCCCGACATGACTACTGATATAGACGCTTTGTCCGGTTCAGTAGCAGATACAGGGAAAGTGATTGAGTATCTGAAGTTGACTTCAACCGAACTGAATGATATAATTTCAGCAAACGAAGAGATAATTCGGACAATGGGGGATGCTGCTGACTCCGCAGGTAAGCAAATAGTGTCTGCCGCAGAAACAGAACTGACTGCTGGTTACGCGGTTCGTGATATGTGGGCTTTGCAGCGAATCGACCTTGAGAAGAATAAGGGTAGGGTCGAAGAACTCATCGAAGCAAGGCAAACCCTTGATAAATTGGGGATAGATGCTGATGCAGTCTTGAAGGGTCAGAGGTTAGAGGATGGCACATGGTCTCCGGTTCTTCGACCCTTTGATGAGATAATCAAGACCGCCGAGATAGATGAGCCGGGTTTGAAAGATAACTTACAGAGGATAGCCCTTTGGGGGCATGACGCGGGTATAGCGGCTTCTGAGGGGATGTGGGAAAGTGTAACAGGAACTATCTTTGATGAGCCAATGGAGATGCACTTACCCCAAGATACATGGTTTGCAAACTGGTTTACTGGTGGTAGAATAAAAGATAGGGACGATGCATTAAAGGTAATGGAAGATTTCGCAATAGATTTCAATGAATTAAGTGCGTGGGCTGCTGATAAATCTTTTGAGAACTTTGATGCGGCGGTATCGGCATTTAGAGCGTATGTTGATGCCACAGACGGCTTTACAGACGATGAACTTACAGGAGGAATGATAGGGGCTATGTCGGCAGCGACAGAAGAGATATATTCATTCAACAACGCAAGAGAAGAATTATTCTTTGGATTCAGTTCTGATAGACTAACCGGCGACTTGATAAGGCAGGTTCATCAACAGGGAGTGGAAACTTTGATTACAACTACAGAAGTGATTATGACGAACAACTTCAATGGAATGACTGTGCCGGAAGTGGCCGACCAAATCATAGCAGAGATAGAGAGCAGAGGAAACCTAAGTGGAGCGAACTTCACCACAAGGTGAGTGAGATTATGGTAAGAACCGTAGAGAAAAAATATCAGATATGGCTTGCGGGCTATTACGATGACTTCAATGGGGCGAGAGCCATACCCGACGACCGAAACCAGCCAACCGACACAACTTATTCTGTTCTTAACAGTCATTTTGGAAACCCGATGAATGGGGAAGCATTTTTGAACCCCCGTTTTAGATTTTCAGCAGAAGAAAGAGAAAATGATAGTGCAATAGTAGGCCAACATGCTTCAGTATTAACTGGCTCCACACAAAACAGATACCTTCAGAATGATGGTATCTTTGAGTGGCTTACTTGGGACGATACTCGCCTATCCCATGATGATTGGGAAGGACGAGCGCAATTACAGTATCCCGACGGGCATGTAGCCAACCGCTACAAGTTCAATAACGACACCTCTGACTATCCTGTAGGCTACCAACGATTCATCAACGGGCATAATACTGATGCTTCCTATATTGTCCCTACGGGCGACAATGATGCTACTTTTGGTAGGAGTGATATGAAGGAGTTTTCTGATGCCAACTACAATAATGAGGAAGCGGGTTTGACTCTATCCTCAACAGGTAGGCTTTTCATGCAACGCGCACACTTAACGGGGGTATTTATGGGGGAAATGCTTGCGCAGGACTCAACCACTACAACCCCCGACAACACCTTTCAAGAAATATACTCACCAGCAAAGAAACCGTTTTTATGCATACAAACAACGAGAAGAAACTCTACAGATTCTTCAGCAATACCAACAATCATCTATGATGGTCATTTGAACTCTCGTAGTGATGGAGATGTTTTTACTACACGGGTAGCCCTTCAAAGTATGATTACTACTGGCGCATGGCCCAATGTCGGGATTAAGTTTGAGATAGGGTTTCCTGTAGCACAGGCAGGTATTCTCAATGATAGTGGATATACAGGAACGGCAGCGATAACTTACCCCCTCGACCTTGATGCAATCAGTTACGATACTCAAGCACTTCTTGGTCAAGTCACCATAGACAATGTGTGGTTAGATGTTGATTTCGTATTTGACTACACCAACAACCAATTCGATGTATGGGTAAATGGTGTATCACACGCTACCAACCAAGCCATGAACGGTGGGACTACTGCCGCAGACATCTATGGGTATCAGATTACTGTTACCAATGAGGGTAGTAGTGGTCCTTTTGGTTTCGTTTCCTATCTCATGCTCGATAGGGTAGGGCTTGTGAAATACATTACCGATAATTTGGATAGGCTTACAACCTCAGAAGAACTACAGATAACCAACTTAGACATCAAACAGACAGTAAATGGTATCTCTAATTGCAATATCACGATAGCAGATGACCCCGATTTATCAAGCGGAGTTAGAGGGGCAGCATCTACTGACTATCTTCTGAATCTAAAGAGCATCTTCGTTTCCTCTGCCCCTCTCAATTGGTCTGTTTTGGTATTCACAGACATTGATTCAAGAATTGATAGACCCGTATGGAGAGGGGAAGTATCTACTTTCAGTATAAAACAAAGAAGGCGTTCAAGGACACTTACTATTAGAGCATTGGATAGTATGGCGCAGTTAGATAAACAGGTTCCTCTATGGGATGTGGGACAAAAGGGGGAGAATACCTCGGAAGATGCGACAGATTATTGGTCGTATGATGCTCAGGGCTTCCGAGATGCTATGTATCTTGGTAGCGGCAAACTGAAACTTCTCGACGGAAATGTTGGCTTTGATTCTGATAGTTCCTACAAAGAAAGTGCTGACCAAAGAATGCAATTAGGTTCGGGACACCCCATTCAGATGTATAATAATGAAGACACATACGGTCCAAACAACATAGAGGACGAGTATGACGGCTACGGAATTATTGGTTTCGTTCAAAATAGTTCATCAGAAACTGTAGCGATAATGAAAGATTCTTCACATGGTATATCAGAAACTGTCCCTTCAGGTGGAGTGGATATTGTGAGTGGTAAGCATACGGTTAGTGGTGCTACGCCAAGCGCACCGAGTAGTGGTGATAGGGTAAAGTTCGCCTCTTCAACACTCACCTATACACCGGAGGCGGCCAAGATTGTTTACATTGGTAAGTTCCCAATTTTGGGCACAGCAAAACGCATTGATTATTTTAATGATAGCACACATGACTTACGGCACGAATGGAATAGCACATTTGATGCTTTACACCCAGCAGCCGATGATTGGGGAATCGTAGCAACCAATTTACAGAAGGTCATCATTTACTTTGATGCTGACCCCTCACTAAAAACCGGCGATGAGTTTTTCATTAACAGAAGAAACGATGCTAATTCAGTAAATCTAACCTCGTCTTACAATGTCGCGCATAGAGTGGCTACCGTAGCAAAGTTTAGGAACTATTTCGCTAACGGAACAAATTGGCCGTCTGCACCTAACTATATGTGGGAAGTGAAAACACACACGGACTATAGCGGTTCTGAAAGTCACGGCATATATGGGCTAATCAATTCCGGCGCATTTCCCCCCAACACAGATACGCTTTTATCCGGTAGCGCTTGCTTCTCTTGGAGTAATGATGTGGGGGTTGCAACCAATGTCTCAGATACAAATATAGCCAATCTAAAATATAGGGCCATACATGCTCGGTGGATGCGTGACCTACCTGAGTCCCTATGGTTCAGGTATCATTTTGGGCATATTCAGAAAAATCCAGTAGATGAACCGCCCTCTTATCCAATAACGGGGTATCTCCAAGCGGGGGCGCAATCGACTCAGTATTGTAGGGTAGATGTAAGCCAAACTCTTTCACCTACCACTACGGTAATAGCAGTTGATGAAACTGCTTATGATGCTGCGCCCCATGCTGGTGTAGCAGAAATATGGACGACCCCCAATCTTAGTCCAGCGAAATATACACACGCAACAGAATACAAAGAGAAGTTCATTTATCAGGGTAAGACTGCTGTTAGCGGCACTCCTAACAAGTGGTATCTCATAGGTGTGAAGTATATCACCAAAACCTATGCGATAGATGCTTCCTATAATTTTTCTGAGGGTGGAATTAACAAACACATTTATCTCAGATTTCAGGATTTTATTAGAGAGGGTGGCTCACGACTGGACTTTAAACACCTATGGTTACTATGGGCAGACATGAGAAACAACGGTTTCGCTAATGCAGACGGTTCGGAAAGGAAGGCGGATTTCGGGCTACAATACCCAATTAGTAAGAACTATGATTTCGACCTATATTTCGCAGACCAAGAGGATGCAGATGGAAACATAGACAAGTTCGCCAGTCTAAAGGCTGGTGAGGACCTTGATGTGTGGAATATAGATTCTACTACAGACCCATTTACACAGGGGCCATTTTCAAAACCTGTTAATTACGACAATAAAATAGCAGTTTCTCTTAGTAATACGAGCGGTCTAAGAGTAACGACTTCTAACACAGGGAGTGTTGTAGCAGGTGATTACATTTACCTTATCAATAGCACCAGCCATGATGCACCACATTTGGTGAGTTCCGTATCTACCAACTCATACATTCAAACTACGACCGTTTGGATTAGTTCGGGGGAAGGAACCGGAGGGGCATTTTATTGTCCTATAATTGGAAGTGAAGAGGATTTCAGCCACTACCAAGATTGGGAAGACAAGGCCGGTTCTCTATTGGTCATTGATGCATCTAAGTTTTTCAATCTAAACACACACGCGAATGGAGGAAAAACAATGCAAAGTGCTGGTGGAAGAACTGACCTAACAGACTATGTGGTGGAGGAAAGGTCGGGCTTCCCAACTCTTATTGATAATTACTGGACTGAGGCCCTTGCCTCTTACCAAACTACAGGAACTGTGACGAGGCAACATGAGAATGAAAACAGATTGATTTCTTCTGCTACATCTGCTACCTTTGGATTTGTGGATGGGTTTATTGGTTTGCCGGTTTATGACGCATCTATATTTGCTGAAAAAGGAATAGGGCAATTGATTACAGTATTTTCTCAGACAGGTAATGAGCGGAATACAAACACGGACTATTTTTCTTGGGATGGAAAATTAGATACTGATTATACTGCTGGTGGCACGATAACAACCGTGAGTAGTGCAGCCTTAGCCTTTGGTCAGGCGATAGTCACTATCACACGAACAGGCGAAACACATGTAACGAGTGGTATCAAAAAAGGCATGGTCATTGAGAGGACGAATAACGCAGGGACCATAACCTACCACAACATCATAGCGGTAACATCGAACACACAACTTCAAGTTACCAACGACACTCTTTGGGCTACTACTGATACATACCGCATCCCCGAACAATTAGCGAAAATCTATGTGATAGATGGGTCGTCCCTCGCTGACGATGCGGCCCTTGACCCCTACCTTGAAGAAGTGCTTTGGGACCTTTACTACGCACAATCTGTTGAGTGGGAAGACTTAGGTATGAGTTTGGCTCTTGGGACAACAGAAGGAGAAGAAACCACACCCATAGGTTATGAAGTCCATGCTACGGTATATTCTGAGTTTATGCTGCGTCTGATGATGCACATAAAGGGATTCTACAAGAGTAAGAACGGCGGAACATTTTGGGAGAGCGATAAGATTCGTATGCTGTGGAATGCAGCAATCATGGACACTTGGCTTCCGTCAGCAAGACTGACCTCATTGTTTGGTATAAACAATGTTCCTATCAGCAATATGATGACTACATACAACAACACATCCATTAATGATTCCTACGGCTCAATTGTTGATAGTAGAGGTAAAACTCTTGGTGCTACCATTGAGGCTATACAGAATAAATCAGGTCACGGTTCTACAAACGGGCTTTATACTTCCTTTTCCTTCCTCATTGGTAAGGATAACAGATTTGAGTTCAGGCCAAAATACAATAGCGGAATAGTTTTCAACAGAAATAACATGATGGTGTCCGATATTATATCTGACCTATCCTCACAAATTACCAATGTTCGTATTTATTATGCCAATGGTGGGGCCTTCGCTGATTGGCCCGCCACAAATCTTAGTGATAGCACCAATTGGAAGATTATTGAATACCCTGATATATGGAGTAGTGATGAAGCGCTATTAGTGGCAAAGCAGGAATACAATCAAAACAGAAACAACCCACTTACACTAACCATACACCCAATGCTTGACGGAGATGTGGAACATAAAATAATAGAAAGTGGTCGATATGGTTATATCGCAGACCCATACATCGCATTGGACGCTAATGAGTCTTCCTCTAATGCAGGAGATGTGTCTGTTTGGTCAAGGCTTGGAACCGGAGGGGTTCTTTTTCCCGGAATGGTTAATGCACTTGACGGCAACATAAATAC